CTGTAGTTGCTGTACCTGTAAGATTTCCAGTAAAACTAGAAGCAGTTATAATACCTGTAGTGTTTACGTTAATAGTAGAACTTACATTGGATGCTGTAGTTGCTGTACCTGTAAGATTTCCAGTAAAACTAGAAGCAGTTATAATACCTGTAGTGTTTACGTTAATAGTAGAACTTACATTGGATGCTGTAGTTGCTGTGCCTGTCAAGTTACCTACAAAACTTGAAGCAGTTATAATTCCTGTAGTGTTTATATTTGATGTTGCAGTTAATCCAGAAGCAGTAGTTGCTGTACCTGTTAAGTTACCTACAAAACTTGAAGCAATTAAATTTCCTGTAAATCTTCCAGTACCAACAACATCTAAATTATAATTTGGAGTCGTGCTTCCAATTCCCAACAAACCTGATGGGTTAAAAACAAGTTTACTGGATGGAACTACAACTGTTGAATAAGTACCAGCATTTGCTGAAGATGGAGTCAGAATTGGATAATAATAATTATTCTCGTCAATTGCAGATATTGTATTTTTTGCTACTCCAATGAGATCAGTACCAGATCCCACAAAAGATGTTGCAGTTACTGAACCAGAAACATTTATATTCCCTAAAACATCAAGTTTTTCTTTTGGTTGAGTAGAACCAATACCAATAGAATAAGAACTTGAGAGAATTATATTTGAGTTTACCTTCCCACCGACAGAAAAATCTGTGCTAACAGAAAATAAAGGAGCATTTACCTGCAGAGTATCTCCACTCTCAATTAATGAAGTTCCTGCTATTCCAGTAAAATTTAGTTGATTTAAACCGAAACCTTTATCTGCCATGAGAGTTTTTAAGTATTTATGTTTTCATTTGAAATGATAAATTAATTATAATAAACTTCCTCTTACGAATCTATATGTGGTCACTCCATTTACTCCAGACTGAGGTGTAACTTGCAATTTACAGTCAGTCCCATCCAAAGTTGCTCCAATTGCAACCAAAGCATTTTTGTTATACATAATGCCATAAGATTCAGCATTTGCAATAATGCCATCTTGCATAATTAAAACTTTTTGAACTTGAATACTGCTACTAAATCCAATATGAACAGAATACTCAACTAATTTGAAGTCTGTAGTTGTAATGGAAAAACTATCTATGGATGTAGTAATTCCAACTGAAGCAATAAAATTACCAGTTCCTGTTTTTACTCCATAAGTTTCAACTTGTAATGGTGTATTTGTGGAAGTTGTTGCACTTCCAATCGTAGTTATGCCAGAGACATTCAATGAAGAAACAGATGCAAAACCACTAATTACATTTGTTGCTGTAGTTGCTGTGCCTGTTAAGTTACCTACAAAACTTGAAGCAGTTATAATTCCACTAGTGTTTATATTAATACTAGAACTTACATTATTTGCTGTAGTTGCTGTTCCAGTTAAATTACCTACAAAACTTGAAGAAGTTATAATTCCTGTGGTATTGATGCTAATTGATGTTGATACTCCAAGTGCTGTAGATGCTATGGTTGCTGTGGTTGCTGTTCCAGTTAAATTACCTACAAAACTTGAAGAAGTTATAATACCAGTAGTGTTAATGTTTATTTCTGTGGAAACACCAGAAGCAGTGGTTGCTGTTCCAGTTAAGTTACCTACAAAACTTGAAGCAGTTATAATACCAGTAGTGTTTATATTTGATGTTGCAGTTAATCCAGAAGCAGTAGTTGCTGTACCTGTTAAGTTACCTACAAAACTTGAAGCACTTACAGATCCAAGAAACTTACCATTTCCACTTACATCCAGTATTTCAGTTGGAGAATTACTTCCAATTCCAATATTTCCTGAAGAATATACAAATCCACTTGCTGCTCTAATTAAATTACCACTTCCGTGATACATTATTTGATTTGCTTGACCAGGCGCTTTTAGTGAAAATCTAATTGTCGCAATTCCAGTTTGATCGGAAACCCCAGAACCAACTGGATCTACTGACACAATATCACCAACTAAATTAAAAACATTAAAACTATTTGCTGCTCCTACTTGAATATTATCATCAAAAATAGTGAAAGAACCGGGAATTAAACCACCAGTCAATACCTGAGAAGATGCAATCCAATATCTTTTTCCCGGATTATTTTTATTGGCAACGAGTAAATATTGATCACCAGATATTGAAGGTGGTGCTGGATTTGCACCAACTGAAGAAGGACCAACCAATGGATCTCCGAGATCTGGCTCTGCTTGATTTAATCCTAAAAATTCATATCTATCGGATGTGATTCCTGTTCTTGTTTCTTTTTTAACTCTTCCGGAAGTGTAATTATACATTTATATTATCCTTTTGCAGTTTCTAAAACACTCAACACAATATTTAAATTATCATCAGAATTTGCCGAAACTTTAATTACATCACCAGTTTCCAACACAAGTCTTCCGTCTGGAATTAAATTTACAGAATCATTGGGGGGAACAGAAACATTATTTGCAAATTTATAATCAGTGGGAGATTCTGTGCTTCTAGAATGAACAGCAGTCACTGTATAAGTGGTTGATCCTGTTGAGACATTTGTTACTTGTGCCAAAATTACAATTGAAGCAACTCCAGATGGACAAGTATAAATTCCAACGTTGGAAGTGGTTAAATTTTTTCTTACAGTTTTAAATGTATTAAGTGCTACTACTGCCATTTTATCTTCCTAATGCAATGAGTAAAGGTGTTACTGTATTTAACAAACTTTGACTGAAGGATCTTCCACTAATGGTTCCAGTTAATTGATTGATAACTACTCCCTCACCAATTCTAAAGTTTCCTGACTGGTCAGTACTAGTATAAACAACTTCTCCTCCATTTATCCTAACGACTTCATTCTGTTGTCTTGTCACACCACCTTTAGATGGTCTTGCAGATTCAATTGCATTGCCTGCTCCTATATATTCAAATGATATTGTAGATGCAACCTGCAAACTCATTCTAGAGAAATAAGCAGTAGTTCCTGCACTGACTGTATTATTTAGATTTTCAGTTAATGTGATAGTTGAAATGCCAGCAGATGGTAAAGTTGCACCATCAACTTTATAATATATTGGTGCAAGATTTGCAGAAGCAGTTGCCGTAACCCCAGCACCAGGACCACTGATCGTTACAGTTGGTGCAGTTACATATTGATTACCAGTACTAATAACATTAATTGAAACTACTTTTCCATTTTCAATTACAGGAAATGCCTCGGCAGTAATTCCATTTGGACCAGTTGGAGAACTAATTGTAACAATTGGTTCCGATGTATAACCAGAACCACCATCAGTGACACTTATAGATTCAACAGAATAATATAAGTTTCCAAAATAAATTGCTTGCCCTTGATATGGTCTATTGGTTCCCAAACCAGAAACTGTAATTATATTTTGACCTATAGTAGCATTTGTATTTGCAGTTCCAGTATATCTAAAAATTGATCTACTAGAGTAATCCCCTACACCATTTGAATATAATCCATAAGTTCCGAATGAATTGTTAGAATTGGTAATATCACACTGACCACCAGAAGATGTATAAATCGCAATATCATCACAAATTGTAAAGATAGAAACTAATTGAGCATAACCACCATTGGTAATTGACACTCCAATACCACCTTGATTATATTGTGTATAAGAATCAACACTCATAGAACCTTGAATGCCATTATCAATTTCATCTCCAGGTTCTGCATCAAAACCATTTACCTTTAATCCAATGCTATTTGGTATAAAATTTGTGCAGTTGCGAATATAAGGACCTTTTGAAATAATTCCGACACCAGGTGAGAACGTTGTTCCTTCAAGTTTTGTGCTGGACCAATTGTTACTTGATTGTCCATCATATGCTGATGGTAGTGTTGTATTAATTCCTGCTCCACCAAGAGCACTCAAACCATCATTAATTATTGTAGTCACAATTCCAACACAAGAATATAATGCAGAAATTACATTTGAACAAGAATTTAAATTAGTATTAGATCCAGTTGCAGAATCTGCTTGAATGGAAACATCCTTTACTTGTGTATAATAAGACTGATAATTTCCACCACTTGTTTTTGCAAAAGAAACATTATTAATACAAGACCTTGCAATTCCTACTGCATAATTAAAGGCATCTATTGTTTCGGTTTTAAATCCAACAATATTCTGAAGTGCTCCTCCTGCAGTGTAATATGATTTTCCTGCAACCACACACTTAGAATTTCCACCCCTTGTAATGTCATGGCATACTGCCTTTAATGCAGATACAACACCTTCTCTAATTGTACTTATTCCAGAATTAAATATAGGATTTTTATAATCTGTGCTGGTTAAATATCCTACAGTTTCTTCAGAAATAAAATCAAGATTCATACGAATCATTCTTGCAGCATCAAAAAATCTATGAGTAGAAACTCCAGCAAGTGGTTGAAATGATACTACCGATGCACCATTTGTTGATGGAGCACCAACAAAACTTAAATCTGTTAAATGACATCCATTATTAACGTGGAATAAATCAAGTCCAGTGTTTTGTGGTGAAACTAAACAGTTACGCAACTCTGTTCCTTCCACTGAAACATCTTTTGATAAAACTATTGGATTATTTTCAACATAAGTTCCTGGAAAAACTTTAATTGTATCTCCAGGTAAAGCAAGTGCTGCTGCTGCTTTTATAGTTTTCTTTGCATCATTATTCAACAATCCAGTGTTTGAATCATTTCCTTCAAAGGAAACAAAGATTGTTTTTCCTATAGTAGTGCGAATTCCTACATTAACTATTCCCTTTCCTGCTGTTTGTGTAGATGTTAAAGTAAGACCGGTCCCAATATTAATTTGAGTTACAATACCTACTATGGATTCCCCATTTCCAAGATAATTATTAGTGAAAATTGTTGTTGCAGTTAAAAGACCAACAGTAGCAGTTCCAGAAACACGAACATCAGTTGCGGTTAAAAATCCTATAGTAGCAATACCAACAGAGGCAAATCCTACAGTTGCAATACCAATTGATGCAAGTCCGACATTTGCATAACTAATTGTTGCAATTCCAATAGAAGCAGCAGCAGCAACTATTCCTCCACTAAAATTACCAGAAAATGTACCTGCAGTTAATATTCCCGATACTCGTACATTTGTAAAAGTTCCAAATCCTATTGTTGCAATTCCAATTGATGCTGCAGTTCCAACCAATAAACCCGATGTAATCCTAGTATTATTAATAAAATCAAGGGTTGCATCATACGAAGATAATGTATTAAGACCAGTGAGTGTATTTGCAGTAACAATTCCCAAAGTTGCATTGGGTGAATTTAAATTAGTTGCAGTTAAAAATCCAACAGTAGCAGTTCCAGAAACACGAGCATTAGTTGCTGTTAAGAACCCAATTGTAGCAGCACCTGATATTCTGACATTTGTAAATGTTCCAAATCCAATCGTTGCAACTCCTACAGAAGCAAACCCAATTGATGCTAAATTGGTTACATTTAAGTTAGTTGTTGTTGTTAAACCAGAAACACCTAAAGTTCCAATTGTACCAATGCCACTAATATTTAAATCAACACCAGAAACTGTTCCACCAGAAAGATTGACTGCTGTAGTAGCAGTAGCAGCATTTCCTCCAATACTAATATTCTGAAAACTTCCAGGAGTAATAATGTTTGCAGTGTTTGCTGTTCCTACATTAATGTCGTAAAATCCCTCTAACCTTTCGGAAGGAACTATACCACCTGTAATATTTGATGCATCAGTCAAAGCATCAGAAGAAGAAGCAGAATCAACAGAAATTGGATAATGACCAGATAATCTATCACTACTAATAAAACCAGAAGTTATACCAGCAGCATTTGTAAGTATATTTGCACTATTTACATTAATTCCATAATAACCACTAAGTCTAGAAGTACTAACAATACCAGAAGTTATATTCGCAGCATTATTTAATCTATCCGCACTCGTTGCGTTTCCTTCTAAACTTCCAACAAACTTATCTGCGGTTATAGTTGTAGCACCAACTATTCCACTATTCTGTAAATTGAGATTATCTCCAGGTGCTAATTCCTCAATCTGTTGAGTTGTTGGATTTGCTATAAGTGGAAATCTGTCCGCCATTACTTATTGCGATTACTTTTTTGTTATACTATATAGGTGCCAATGCATTACGAGATATTTTAAAGATCAAAATGATATACAAGGGCATCTGGGGGGGGGAGGTCGTCAAGAGGATAGCAGTTCAAGTAAATATATAATTGAAATAACATTAATTATTGGCAATTACTTGAACACCAAAGTCAATGGCATCATCTAAATTTTCAAGCATGTTTATCCAAGATGAGTTGCCATAATTCTGAAAAACTTTTGCCCAAGACCCATTCCTTTTAATCCATGCAGTTTGAACTTCTTTCCAAGAACCACCATTCTTGATAAAAATATTACCTGCGTTAGACCAAGATGATTCGTAAGATGCAGATGCTGAAAATGATCTGACATAACTAATTGCATTAACATTTGATGCGTAAAATTGAATATCAAAAGAAGAAGTAGTTTTATTTGCAATAGAACATAAGTTAATAAAACCATCATGATCACCAGATGCTGATTGATTATCTAAAATTGTTATATTTAATGTATAATTACTATTTGGGAATGCAGTGTTCCAATATACTGTATAATATTTTTGTGAATAATTAAAATTATTTGAATCGCAAGGCACACCATCTGGTGCATTTGGATTTTGATTTACAAAAGTTGCTCCAGTGCCATTAAATAATGTATTTGTATTGGTGTCATTGTCAAATATGTGCGTTAAAGTTCCTGTATTTCTAATGCTTAATGGAGTTTTAACACCAACTGCTACGGGATTTGAAATGTACCCACTTCCAGGATAAGCATATCCTCCCCAAGTTAATGATGCTCCTCCAAGATAAAATTGTGTTCCTGGACCAGAAGAAGTAAACGATAAAAGATAATCTCTTGTTCCAGACCCAGAATAAGTATAATTTGTTTCCGAACCTGGAAAAAACCCATTATCCAAAGATCCGCCAGAGGGAACTGGAGTTGCACTTGATGAATAAAAAGTGCTAGAGTTACCATCTGGTTTTGATACCACTACACTTCCATTAACTGAAAACGTATAAGTATTTCCAGCATTAGCAACTGCTGCAAATTTAACTGAAGTAGTATTATCAGTTAATCTCAAATAATAATTTCCATCGGATTTTTTAATAAATGAAGCTGCCATAATTTTATCAGGTTATTTGATACCAAATGTCCCCATCACATCCTTCAGTTGTAGGTGTGTATGTTTGGACATAACGAGTTCCATATCCATTACTACTAGAATTAACAGTTATAGTTGATCCACTTGCAGACATAGGATATGTACATGAATAACCAGTTTGTGTTAATGTTATATTCGTAACACCTGAAGCACCTTGAGTTCCTTGAGTGCCCTGAGTGCCCTGAGTACCTTGAGTACCTGTTCCTGTAGTACCTTGAGTACCTGTTCCTGTAGCACCTTGAGTACCTTGAGTACCTTGAGTACCTTGAGTGCCTTGAGTACCTTGGGTTCCCTGAGTTCCCTGTGTTCCCTGTGTTCCTTGAGTACCTTGAATACCTTGAGTGCCTTGAGTACCTTGGGTTCCCTGAAGACCTTGAGTTCCTTGAGTTCCTTGAGTTCCTTGAGTTCCCTGAGTACCCTGTGTTCCTTGAGCACCTCCTCCACCAGAGATACCTTGAGTACCTTGAGTTCCCTGAGTACCCTGTGTTCCTTGAGCACCTCCTCCACCAGAGATACCTTGAGT